GCCGCCACTTATGAGAGAAATCTGGTTGACCATGAGGTTGGTGTGGATGACAACACCACAGGAACGGCTGTGGCAATGGAGTCCTTCATTACCTCCGCAGAGTTTGATGTGGAAGACGGGGATAGATTTGGCTTTATCTGGCGTGTGTTGCCTGATGTGAAGTTTGTTGGCTCAACCGCAGCAAACCCACAGATTACGATGTATCTCAAGCCCATGCAGAACTCAGGCTCTGGGTACAACGTACCTCCATCTCTGGCCGGGTCAGACAACGCCACTGTCACTCGCACGGCAACAGTTCCAATTGAAGCGTTTACAGGGCAGGTTTACATCAGGGTGCGTGGCCGTCAAATAGCCATGGAGTACAGGTCAACAACCTTGGGCGTTCAGTGGCAGGCTGGATCACCACGGATTGACATTCGTCAGGACGGCAGACGATGACCGACATTCGCAAGTTTGTAGCGCCTGCGCTATCCACTGTACCCCTTGCGTATGAGAAGGTAAACGAAGATTTGTTTCGCAACATGTTGCGCCTGTACTTCAACCAGATTGACAGCGCAACCCAACAATTGATCACAAACAACAACCTGCTGTATTCTGTTTACACAGTGGCTACGCTGCCCAGCGCAGTTACCAGCGGTATAGGTGCGAGGACATTTGTGTCTGATGCTTTGGGGCCAACATTCGGCGCAACCGTGGTGACGGGTGGGGCAGTGGCTACCCCCGTGTATTCTGACGGCACAAATTGGAAGGTTGGTTGACATGAAAACTGATGCAGAAATAGTGCGTACAGAGATCGAAGTCGGGGGCGCTGACATTGGCTGGGAGGCTGCATATCAGCAAGTGGAGAATATGCGCAAAGACCCGAGGAATTGTGTTGTGCGGTTCAATGACAGCATCTTTGTTGCAACATCTGTTGAGCCTGGGGTGGTTCGGTTTTTCATGTGCAATGCTGATACTTTGAGCAATATGCCCAAAAGCCTCAAGAGCTTTTTTGATCTGATGGCTGGGGGCAACAAGAAATTGCTTTGGTCAACTAAACGAAGGGCTATGCTCCGCATGCTTAACAAAACAGGTTACCAAATTAAATACAGTTTGGTGGACGGCCTGTATATCGGAGAGGTAGTTCTGTAATGTGTTTTCTTTCTGATCCTCAATATAGTGGCGCTCCCGCCCCAGGGCAAAGTGGAAATATTGTTTCCGGCGTTGATAACCCATTTCATAATAGTCAATCAGTCTGGCTTCCCGGTGCTGGTGGTTTAAACCCGCTCAACTCACAATCAGCGGTTGGGCAACTGACCAAAGACCTTGGCGCTTTAAACCCATATAACCCTGATTCTGTTGCTGGCAAAGTTGTTGACAATATTGGCAAGGACATGGCTAAAGACCCGGCTAAGTGGGTTGCTATTGCAGCCTGCATTGCAACGGGGCAGGTTCAATTTATTCCTTACATTAATGCAATAGCAACCGTCACAAGCAAAGAAACTAGCCCAGAAGATTGGTTGAAAGAGGGGGCCAAGGCTTATGTTATTTCTGCTGGCGGCGAATGGGTTTCAAACAACGTAACGGGTGTAGGCCCGCAAACAGACATAACAACGGGCGAAACTTTTGCCGGTACTGGCGCTTCAGGGGCAATGAATTCGGCTAAGGCTGGAGCGGTTGCAGGCAATATTTCTCGAAACATTTTTTCTACCGCTGCACGCAAAGGCAGCACAGACATCAACAGTGCCCAGATTGTCACTGGCGCAATAACCAATGAGGCATTGAATGAAGCGTTTAAATTTATGCCTGGGTTTGATGGGCTTACCAAAGGGGAGCAGTCAGCCACAGTCAACGCTTTCAAGACAGCGTTTAACAAAGACAGCAACGCCGCCTACCAACTGTTTAATCAGGGTTTTGATGCCACTATAAAAGGGTTAAATGATGCGGCTAAAGCGGTAGGCTATAAAGATTTAAATCAACAAAATGCCGTTAATAACTTTGTGCAAGACCAAGGTAGCACGGAAGATGTTGAAGCATTTAACAGGGTTGAAAAAGACGCACAGGACAAATACGACAATTATGTAGCATATCAAGATAAACAAAAAGCTTTTGATGCGGCCCAAAAAGAATACATAGCGGCAAAGGGTCAGTATGATTATTACAACGGGCTTTTAACACCCGGCCCTGGCAGGTATAAAGTAGTTGGTGTTGCATCTTGGCAAAATGCAAGAGATGCCGCCGCCGCCACAATGAATGCGGCAAATAAAACAATGGGGGACAATCGTGTCCAGCCAGAAGTTTTACAGCAGGCAAACGATGAGTATGTCAACGCTAGAACCCGGTCGCTTGATAATGTTTCAACCGTAAACACCTATATAGAAGAAGGTTGGGATAATTTAAACCAAAAAACACAAGCAGAAGACCTGGGGCTCACAACTCCTCGGGATTACGATGTTTATCTGACCGATCAGAGAATCGCCCAAATTGCAAAAGATAATGGTTTTGATAGCGTAGAACAGATGCAAGAGGCGGGGGCCGTTGGTATTTCAACCCGCGCAGCTTACGACACGTATATGGCAGAGGAAGCCGATAGATCGGCGCAGGCTCAAGCCCAGGCACAAGCAGCTATAGATGCGGAGACCGCCCGTGCGGCGCAAGAAGCACAAGAAGCCGAAGAACAGGCTAGGCGTGTTGCAGAGTTTGGCAAGGATTTGACCGGTGGCGGCGTTCAAGACTTAGGACCCGTAGATACAAACACAGATTTCTATGACAAAGACTCTTCTGGGATGGGCGCGTATAAGTACGACCCAACATCTGGAACCTACACCTACACAAGCGATGATGGTTCTACATTGACGCTAGATGGAGAAGGGACTATTGTTGGTGTTACGGAATCTACCGACACGCCTTGGACGGGAATAACAGATACAAAAACTGGCAATCTAAAGCTTCCAAAACTCCCCTCGGGAAAAGTTCCGGTTATACCCGCAACCGCAGTTAAACCAACAAAACCGCCGGTCACACCACCTGCGGAACCCGATCCGCTTGCTGCAATTTTGGGGCAGCAACAAACTCCGGTGACCTACCAGACGGTTACGCCTGAGTTGGCCAACGTGTTCTATAGAAACAAAGATTTCTCTAGTACCCCCCAAAAAATAAACGAGGAGGGGCAGTTGGTGCAAAGTAATCCGCTATTAAGTGGGCCAGATTTTTTGGATTTGACCAAACCTCAACCAGCTTCAGCCCTTGCGCCACAAAGCAATCCAGGGGAAAATGACGTTGCGTCAATGTTGACCAGAATTTTAGGCGGCGGGGGAGACTCTGCCTCACAAGAAGAGTTGTTAAAAATACTTGGAAGGGGCTGATATGGGATACAAAGTTTTATACGAGGACGACGGCACGCCCTCCTATTATTGGGAAGACGATCCTGTAGACGAGCCTTCTCCTGTTGAATCGACGCCACCCACCACGGGCGATACAGGCACTGACTTTGGCGGGGTAGACCCCGGTGACTATTCGTTCGACCCTAAAACAGGCTTAATCAACCCTGGGCTAGACCCAGCAACTGGTAAATGGGCTGAGCCGCCGGACTGGCTCAAAGCCATTAACGCGGGTGGACAGCTTGCCAAAGACGTTCTTTCAGGTAACAGCAAGTACGGGACTGTTGGGCAGATGCTGGGCGTGGCTGCTTTGGCTTCGGCGGGCAAGGCTCTGGGTATAACGGGTCAAGATACCCAGCAGGGTGTGTACAAAGGATACCAAGGTGGTATACCCAATCTGGTCGCTACCCGCCAGCAAGTGCCACTGGGCGACACCACAAATTATCGCCCTGGCCAAGGCGGGCGCACTTACTTTACGCCCATGCAGTACGTGGCTCCCGCCGCTGCAAGTGCGGCGCTAACAGGCCAAAGCCAAGACGCCAAAAACATTGCGGCAGCGCAAGTGCCCGTAACGCCCACACAATCAAGTGCGCCTACTGGGGGTATTAACGACTTGCTTAGGCAGACGCAAACCCGAGAACCTGCATACAAAGAAGGCGATTACTCAACGCAGAATTATCTGCGTAGCCCTGCTTATCAAAGTTTTATGAAAACGCTTCCTGATATGCAGACCGATGACATGCAGCAATCTAGGTACGGGTTTGGGCCCGGCAGTGGGAGCATGGTTGGTCCAAGAGATGAAGCCTATGAACAGTGGGCGGGCAAAAACTTGCCAAAGATGGCGGCGGGCGGGGGAATTTCTACGCTGGGCGGTTACTCAGACGGCGGGCGTATGCTCCGTGGCCCAGGGGATGGCGTATCTGACTCGATCCCTGCTACTATTGGGGGGAAGCAGCCTGCACGCCTTGCAGATGGAGAGTTTGTTGTTCCAGCACGCATTGTTTCTGAGATTGGCAACGGTTCTTCCGAAGCAGGTGCGCGTAAGCTCTATGCAAT